TAACCCCAAGGAGCGGGCCAATGATGGGATTACCACCCCCTGACAGTCAGACTATCTGGTCGGTTGTCATCACATTGCTTTCGGCTCCTGTCATTTGGCTGTGGCGCAAGATCAAGTTTTTGGAGGAGCGCATGGTCAGCAAAGAGGAGTTCGAGGATCGCCTCGATGAACTTGAAAAGGCCAACTGTCTGAGGACCCAAAACATCCGAAATGACATAGCCCGAGTTGAAGGTCAGATCACCATGCTGATTCAGCATCTGATCAATACCAACAAGAGCCCTTGACGCGAAGGATGTGATCGAATATACAGACCCTACATCCTAGTAATTTAACCCGCCCCGTAGACTGACTAGGCAGACTCGCACACGACTACCGGGCCCCAAGTGCAATAGGTAACATCATGGCACAGTCCACGTTCTCTGGTCCGGTTCGCTCCGGCAACGTAAAAAACACCACGGGTACCACCCCGGGTACCGTAGCTAACGTCGGCCTGGCAAGTCTTTCTCAGACCATGCCGGTTGTGACTTCACAGTTCTCCGCCAATACCGGTAGCGTTTTCATCGGGATGCTCCCGGCGAATTCCCAGATCACCAACATCGTGATCGATACCATTCAGGCTTTCACTTTCACGGGCGGCACCACTCCGACCATGACTGTTACTGCAGGTAAATCTGCTGCAGACACCACCTTCATCTCTTCAGCTCAGACCGTAACGGCTCTGGGCCGCGTCCACGATATCGGCAACTTCGCGGCATGGGCCAACGTCAGTATCGCGGCAAGCACTCCGAATGTGGATGTTCCTGTGTATCTGAATTGGGCGGCCACCGGCGCACCTTCGGCTATCACTGCCGGTGCTCTGAATGTCACCGTTGAGTACACCCAGGTTCAGAACCCTAACACCTACACCTAAGGTGTGACGTGACTATGCCATCCCGGGGAATCCCGGATATTCAAGAAAAAGCCAGAGGTGATGATATGAAGGCGAAGAATGTTTCCATGAAGAAGACCAAGGTTGCTGTTAAGAAGCCGATGGACTCAATGTCTGCCGGTGCAGCCAATTCTCTCCCGATGGGCCCCGCGGCCGGTATGGGTATGAAGAAAGGCGGATCCTGCAAAGGGTATAAGAAGGGCGGATCCATCGACGGTTGCGCTCAGAAGGGTAAGACCAAGGGCAGGATGGTCTGAAATGGCTGGGGGGAGCTCACAAGGAAATGATATTCAGGCTCTGAGTCAGCTCCTCCAAGGGTTGAGCAGCCAGGGCGGTGGGATGCAGAACAACTACGGCTCACCGAGTCAGTACACCCCTGCAGGGCCCCCGCCCATGTTTCAGCCTCAGGGTATGCCGCCTGGCCCTCCTCCCGGTATGCAGCTTGGCCATACGCAGTTTCAAGGCGGTCCGGATGTAGGTGGACCCTACGCTTCCGGCAATTTTGGTTTTGATAACAGCGGCAGCGATGGTGGTGGGGAAGGAGCTCCGACTCAGATGCAAAGCCCCCTTAGCGCGACTAGCTCAACGGCAGACTCAGCCTTACAAGGATCCCAAGGCCAGCAAGGTGGTTGGAATGGCCAGCAAAGCGGGTGGAATGGTCAGCAAGGAGGCCAGGGTAATCGTCCTCCGATGTTGTCTGACTTCCGTCAGCGCCAGGGTATGCAGATCCAAGGCAATCCCACCTCGCAGTTTGTAGGCGGAGGTCAGCAGGCTCCGGGGACGGCTTCACAGCCGCAAAGCAATGGCTAAGTCACCCGCATGGCAGCGTAAAGAGGGCCAATCTGAAAAAGGTGGCTTGAATGCCAAAGGAAGGGCGAGTGCGAAGGCGCAGGGCATGAACTTGAAGCCTCCGGCTCCGAAGCCCAAGACCAAGGAAGACGCGGGTCGGAAGGCTTCATTTTGCGCGAGAATGTCGGGGATGAAGAAGAAAAACACTTCTGCCAAAACCGCCAAGGATCCGAACAGTCGGATCAATAAATCGTTGAGGGCTTGGAACTGTGGCAACTAGCGGCACGACAATCTGGAATCCAGACCTCTCGGAAATGGTCGAAGAGGCGTATGAACGCGCCGGTCTTGAAATCCGAACGGGCTATCAGCTTAGAACGGCGTGGCGCAGCCTCAACTACCTCCTGACTTCATGGGCGAACCAAGGGATCAATCTGTGGACGATCACCGAAGCGGAAATTCCGTTGGTGGTAGGCCAGGCTGAATACGCGCTTCCTCTGGATTGTGTGGACATTACGGAACAGGTCATTCGGCAGTACCCGAACAGCCCTTACAATCAGACGGACATCATCATTCCGCGTATCGCGTTGCCTACGTATGCGGCGATTCCGAACAAGCTGGAAACAGGGCGCCCGGTGCAGGTTTATGTCGATCGGTTGTCTCCGATCCCGCAGATTTTCATTTGGCCGACCCCGCAGTATTCCGGGTACATTTTCCACTATTGGTATCTCCGTCGCCTTCAGGATGCGGGCACCAATGCCACGGTTACTCAGGATGTTCCGTTCCGATTCTACGAAGCACTCACCGCAGGTCTTTCATGGCAGGTCGCCAAGAAGCAGCCCGAGATGGATATCCAGCGAGTGCAGATGCTCAAAGCAGATTATCTGGAAGCCCTTGAGCTTGCGAAAGACGAAGACCGTGACAAGAGTCCAATAAGAATGGTCCCTATGGCTGGATATCTGGCTGGGGGCTGGTAATGGCCGTTCGGTTTGCCTCCTATAAGAAGGCGTATGGCTTCTGCGATCTTTGTCAACAGCGATACCCTTTGAAGGAGCTCAGAAAGATATACATTCTGGGTAAGTTGATTAACACTAAAAGGTGTCCGGAGTGTTGGGATCCCGACCACCCTCAGACCTGGGTCGGCATTATCGGTGGTCAGAAGGTTTCAAATGACCCGCAGGCGCTCCGTGAGCCCCGTCCTGACAATAACCGGAACGTGAGCTGCGTTGACTACGCTTTCAATCCTGTGGCGACTCAGACGGTTTATACTACGCTCAACAACGTCCAGCTTTCAGGGTTCAGCGGTGTTCAACCTGGGGTTGTAATTGTTTCGCCCATCATGGGCCCCGTTAATCTGTAGGAGATCGAAATGGCTAAGATGAAGCACGACGATATGGCTGAGGACAAGAAGCTGATCAAGCAGACTGTTAAGCCTTCGGCCCTGAAGGGCATGAAGAAAGGCGGAGTCACTTCCGCTGATATGAAAAAATATGGAAGAAATCTGGCTCGCGCCAAGAATCAGGCCTCTTCTAAAGGCTCATCACGGAGCAAGTAATGGCCAAGGAACACAAAGAAGGTACTGCAGAGTACAAAGGAATAAAGTCTGTTCCGACCCCCAACACGGCCGGTTACCCCAACAATATCGCATCGACGCAGACTGTCAAGACGCGAGGCACCGGGGCGCAGACTAAAGGGACCAAGCACAGCACCAAGATGGGCTAAGCATGTCAGCACCAAGACGAGTATCCGTTCAAACTTTGTCCTACGACATTACGACCTATGCCGGGTTGTCGAATGCTATCCAGGCATTCACTGAAGTCGATGAGACGACGTTCGTCAGTAACATCCCGAACTTTGTTCAGGATGCGGAAAGACTCGTCAACAACATGGTGCAGCTCCCTGCTTTTCGTAAGAATGTAACGGGTACAGCCACCACGGATTTTCCGTACTTAACGCTGCCTTCCGACTTCCTGTCGATGTTCTCTCTGGCGGTTATCGACCCTGTTTTGGGGTATCAATATCTGCTGAACAAGGACGTGAATTACATTCGACAGGCCTTCCCTTATCCTGCGGTAGTGGGTTCTCCTGGCTACTATGCGCTGTTTGATGCTCAGACTTTCATTCTGGGCCCTACGCCGGATCAGGAATACACGCTCGAGTTGCATTACTTTGCGTACCCTGAATCGATCGTCACCGCGGGATCTACGTGGCTTAGCCAGAACTTCCCGAATGTGCTTTTGTGGGGTTCACTTCGCGAGGCGTATCAATTTTTGAAGGGCGAGGCTGATATTATTCAAGGCTACGAACAACGCTTTCAAGAAGCTATGGTACCCCTTAAACAACTTGGTGATGGAAAAGACCGGCAGGATGCGTACAGAACCACCCAGGTTCGGGATCAGGTCAAGTAATGGCAATCACGCAATCAATCACCAGTTCGTTCAAGTTCGAGGTCCTTCAGGGTATCCACAACCTGGCGGTGGGCGGCGATACGTTCAAACTAGCGCTCTACGTAGGCGGTTATCCCGCGGAGATCAACTCTTCGACTCCGGCCTACACATCGGTTGGCGAGGTGACTGGAACAGGGTATACCGCCGGAGGAATCACGCTGACCAATCTGGGCGTGGCTGTTGCGGGTACTATCGCCTACGCGAGCTGGGCTCCGGCTATATGGACCGGCGGTGTTTTCCAAGCTGCAGGCGGACTCATCTATAATGCGTCCAAAGGCAACCGATCTGTAGCGGTGCTGAACTTCGGGGGTACGTATTCTTTCAACGGAGCGGTGCCAGCCCAGGTTAATTTCCCGCCGTTTACCAATGTGACTGCGCCGATCATCTTTAATTAACGAGGTTCAAATGCACCACAACCAATCCGCCAGTTTTGGCGATCACGCTGAAGTCACATGGCAGACCAAGGGCCTCCGAAACGAAGAAGTCGGGGTTGAAGGCTACTACCACGTTGAATGTCGGGATAAGGACGGCAACCTCAAGTGGGAAGAAACGATCCCCAATCTGGTTGTTGCAGTCGGCAAACAGCTCATGTTCGACTCTTTCCTCTCCACTTCTGGAACCTACTCAACCGTAGGTCCGTTTATTGGACTGATCGATGGCTCGACTACGCCGACCTTTTCGGCCGCAGATACGATGGCCTCACATGCAGGATGGACGGAGTTCGTAAATTACACTACGGGCGGCAATCCCGTTCGCGGAACGGCCTCCTTTGCAGCAGCGACCTCTACGGGTGTTTCTCCGGCCAACGTAACCTCTAAAACGGCCTCTGCGATCACGTACACCATCACGGGCATTGGCGGAACGGTAGGCGGATGTTTCCTCGTTACGGGTACCGGAGCCGTATCCACGCAGAATAGCACCGCGGGTACTCTGTACAGCGCGGGCGCATTTGGAACATTCAAGGTTACTACAGCAGGAGACACCGTAGCGGTCAGTTATTCAACTACTGCCCAGAGCTAGTGATATGGCCTTTGTAGTCGCTGATCGCGTTCAAGAAGTATCAACCACTGCGGGGACGGGAACTCTGTCCCTGGGTGGAGCTGTGCCCGGTTATGGAACCTTCGTGGCCCGGATC